GTTGCCCATGTCTTTATGAAGCAGAATATCAAGGAAGAGAAGTAAAATTAGGACATCCAATGCAAGGTGATGTTAAAAAGTTTAAAGTATTTGTAAAAAATCCTAAAACAGGAAAAATAATTAAAGTAAATTTTGGCCAAAAAGGAATGAAAATAAGAAAATCAAATCCTGATGCAAGAAAATCTTTTAGAGCAAGAATGAATTGTGATAATCCAGGACCTAGAACAAAAGCAAATTATTGGAGTTGTAGAAAATGGTAAATTTGGAAAAATCAATAATTTTCCATATATTTAACAAAATAGAATTATATAAAAATGGCAGATAAATCAATATTTAGTAGGTTACAGAAATTATTTTCTACCAACACTATTGTTAGAAAAACGGCAAAAGGAGTTAAGGTCATTGATACGGATGAATATCAAAGCATGACCACTAACTTAGTTGACCGTTTTATGAAATTAAAGGTTACAAACTATGCAACAGGTCAAATAGATTCTTCTATGGCCTATCATCAAGTTAGAATTGATTTGTTTAGAGATTACGATTCAATGGACATGGACCCGATAATGACTTCTGCATTAGATATTTACGCAGATGAATGTACGGCTAGAAATGAACATGGTAATGTTTTAAAAATACATCACGAAGATGACCACATCAAACAAGTATTAGAAAATTTGTTTTACGATATTCTTAATGTAGAATTTAATCTTTGGCCATGGGCTAGAAATTTGGTAAAATATGGTGATTTCTTTTTACAATTAGAAATAGCAGAAGAACCGGGTACCGGTATTGTAAATGTAATGCCATTATCAGCATATGAGGTGAGTAGAGTAGAAGGATTTGATATGTCTAATCCACAAAGAGTAAAATTTGTTTATGCTCCATACCAAAACCCATTAGGTGCATATGGTCAAACTCCAAAAAAAGAATTTGAAAATTTTGAAATGGCGCATTTCCGTTTAAATTCTGATTCAAACTTTTTACCTTACGGAAAATCTATGATTGAAGGTGGTAGAAGAGTTTGGAAACAATTACAATTAATGGAAGATGCTATGTTGATTCATAGAGTGATGAGAGCACCTGAAAAAAGAATTTTTAAAATTGATGTGGGTAATATTCCACCAACTGAGGTAGATAATTACATGCAAAAAATTATTAACTCATCTAAAAAAGTTCCTTTTGTTGATGAAAAGACAGGTGAGTACAATTTAAAATATAATATTCAAAATCTTATTGAAGATTATTATATGCCAGTTCGTGGTAGTGATAATGGTACTTCAATTGACACTTTAAAAGGATTGGAATATAATATGATTGATGACCTTAACTATTTAAAAGGTAAGTTAATGGCATCTTTAAAAATACCTAAATCATATTTAGGATATGAAGAAGATACAAATGGTAAATCAACTTTAGCAGCATTGGATGTTAGATTTGCAAAAACAATTGAAAGAATACAAAGAGTGATGATTTCAGAATTGACTAAAATTGCAATCATACATTTATATGCACAAGGTATAACCGATGATAGATTAACAGCATTTTCTTTAGAATTAACATTACCATCTAAAATTTACGAACAAGAACAAGTTGAATTATATGCATCAAAAGTACAATTAATACAACAAATGCAAGCAACTAAAATGTTCTCTAAAGAATGGATGTATGAATCAATTATGAAAATGGCTAAAGATGAGCAAGATGATATTACATTACAAGTATTGGATGATACAAAACAAACATTCCGTTTAACATCAATTGAAACGCAAGGTGTAGACCCTGCAAAAGAAACGGGTACGGATGAACCAACAAATGTAGAAGAAGAATTGAATAGATTAAAAACTGAATTAGAAGAAGAAGGCAAAGTTGGTAGACCTGCAGACCCTGTTAGATATGGTAAAGACGACCACGCACAAGGTAGAGACCCATTAGGAATAAAGACTTTAAAACAAAAAGAAGGTTCAGTTAAATTCAAACCAAGAAACAATTACCAAGAGATATTTAAAGATATGGATGGTAATAAAAAAAAGATTTTAACAGAAGATTTAGATAAAGAGTAATATTCCCATAGAAAAATATATTTATATCTGACAAATTATACAAATTGATGAAAAAAATAAAACATTCGAAGTTTAAAAATACTGGATTTATATTTGAATTGTTAGTAAGACAAATTACTTCGGAAATTATGTCTGCTAATAAATCGGTAGCAGAAGCAATATTAAAAGAACATTTTAATTCAAAAAAAGAATTGTCTAAGGAATTAAAATTGTATCAATATTTGATTAATGAAAAATATAATTCAGAAGCTAAAGCTGAGAAATTCATAGATACAATTTGTGAAGCTCGTAAAAGGTTGGATGAGAAAAAACTTACAAAAGAAAAATACAACTTAATTAAAGAAATTAAAGAAACTTATAATTTAGATGAGTTTATAAAATCTCCAATTTCTAATTATAAAACATTAGCTTCAATTTATAAAATATTTGAAGAAATTACAACGGATGAACAATACGACCCAACTGACATAGTTGGTTCTCGTTTTACAATTGCAGAAAATATTATTAACACTTCTATTCAAAATAAAGATGTTAAATTAAAAGATGCAGTTATGGAAGAATATAAGAAGCAAGATGAAGATTTAAGAGCAGTTTCTTATAAATTATTAGTAGAATCATTTAATTCAAAATATAAAAATCTTACCGAAGAACAAAAATCTTTATTAAGAGAATATATTAACAACATTAACAATACTGGAAAATTAAATGAATATGTTGGTAAAGAAGTAACTAATTTAGTAGATTCATTAAAGGAAATTGGTTCAAAAATAAGTGATAAAGTTACAAAAATTAAATTAGCAGAAACTATTGCAAATATTAGAAAAGTTAAATCTGTTAAAAAAATTAAAGAACAGCATTTATCAGCATTAATGATGTCATACGAATTAATAAATGAATTAAAACAATCAATAAAAAAATAAAAATGGTAAATTATAGAATATTTAACGCAAAAGAATATACCGCAGGACAATCTGGTTCTTTGGATAAAGCGTGGGGTGTAATGAGAGGTTCAACAATTTGTTCGGGTTCAATAACATTGGAAGGTGTTGTTGATAATGATTATACTGGTACAATTGCACAGACATCAAATCATACTACTTTAAAATTAGAACACTTAGCAATAGGAGAACCAATTCCTTGCTATGTTAGAAGTATTGTAGTAACATCGGGTAACGCATATTTATTAGCATAATAAAAACCAAATAAATGCCAGCACAATCAAAAGCACAACAACGATTTATGGGTATGGTTCATGCATCTCAAAAAGGTGATATGGAAAATCCATCTCCAGAAGTAAAAAAAGTAGCAAACTCTATGTCTGATAAAGATGCTAAAGATTTTGCATCAACTAAGCATGATGGTTTACCTGACCACGTTAAGGAAGCTCTAAAAGAAAAAATAAGACAATTTGTTAGAGAAAGAAATTTAAAAGAAATGACCGGCAGTAGTGCTGCAGGTGATTACGCAACTCCATTTGCATTTACAAAAAAAGGTGGAGAAAAGGCAAAAGGTAAAAAGCAAGCAGCATTAACAGGATATTCCGTAGTAGATGAGGAAGTTGGTAGTGGATATGTTGTAAATGGTGACCCAATAAAATATAAACCAGTTGTTGCAAAAACTGATGCAGACGATAATAAAAAAGATAAAGAATTAGCAAGAGTATCTGATATGAGTATGGTTAAAGATATTCACGAAAATCGTTGGTTAGAATTAAAAAAAGAAGATAGTCCTGCAACACATAAAATTGGTAAAGGCATTGCTAATATCAATAAACAACTTGGAGAAATGGAAAGATTTTTAGGTTGGTATGGTAAAATTAAAAATGAAAGTGGTGTAACGAACCAAAATTTCTGGAAAAGAACAAATAACCATATTTATAAGATAAAAGAGAGACTTATTAAATTAGAACAACACATTCGTAAAATATCTGAATAAAATGAAATTAAGCCAATTAAAAGAACTTATCAAACAAGTAGTGCAAGAAGAACAAGATTATCAAGAATTGTTTAAAACAATGCTTGACAAATCTGGTAAAGATATTAAATCTATGAGTGATGATGATAAAAAAACATTTTTCAATGCAGTAGATAAAGCATATAAAGCTAAATCTGAAGGAAAATTAAGAGGATATAATGAAGATTTAACAGCTGCACAAAAGAAAATTGATGTAGACCACGATGGAGAAATTGAAGGTAGTGATTTAGTAAAATTGAGAAAAGATAAATAATGAATAAACCTTTATTAATAGAAACTCATTTATTTGAAGCCAAACTTTTAAAAGAAGAAAATGGAACTTATTTGGTTAAAGGTATCTTGCAAAGAGCAGGTGCACCAAACCAAAATAATAGAAGATATCCAAAAGAAATTTTAATGAGAGAGTGCAAAAAGTACGAACAACTTATTAAAGAAAGAAGAGCATTGGGTGAATTAGACCATCCTGATTCTCCAGTTATTAATTTAAAAAATGTATCACATAATATTAGAGAAATATTTTGGGAAGGTGATGATGTAATGGGTGTAGTAGAAATTCTTTCAACACCATCTGGTAATATTTTAAAAGAATTATTAAAAAATAACATTCGTTTAGGTATTAGTAGTAGAGGTTTGGGTTCGGTAAAAGAATTAAACGATGGAACTGTAATGGTTCAAGAAGATTTTGAATTAATTGGTTGGGATTTTGTATCTAACCCATCAACACATGGAGCATTTATGGCACCTATGAATGAAAGTAAGCAATGGGCTAAAGTAGCAGAAGAATGTGGTAAATGGTGTAAGTCACAAGATTTAATGAGAGAAATTATAATAGAATTAAATTAATATAAATGACAAAGTTAGTAAACTTAATACCTGGTAGGGAAGTAGTAAAAGAAGACTTAGAAGATATGGATATTGCATTACCAACTCAAGTAGAAAGATTTTTGGATAGAGCAATCAAAGTAATTAAAAATTACAATTTACCAAGAAAAAAAGAACAATATGTAATTGCAAAGATGGTTGATGCGTTAGATATGAACCCATCAGAATTACAACAAGCCGTTTCTAAATTGAAACATTATAAAATTGTAAAAAGATAATCATGATACGATTAAAAAATATATTAAGAGAAACTGAAGAATTTCAACAACTTCCAAATGAATTAAAAAGACATTTTTTGGAAATCATTTCTACCTATGGTCAACATAGAGAAGGTATGAGTAGAAAATCGGATATTAGACAAATTGCAGAAACATTGGGTGGTATAGCTGACGCAGCACAAGAATATACTTTAAGAGAAGGTGGTGATTGGTTTGATAGAGTTACTATTAAAAGAAATATGACAGAATTAAAGAAATTTCAAGCAGCTTTTGAAAAAGAAGCACAAGAAGCAACTGCACAACAACAAAGATTAGAAGCTTTATATGAAGATATGGGACATGTTTTAGGAAGATACTTTGAAATCGCAGATGTATCGGAAGATGTTATGAAACAAAGATTAGGTCTTAATGAAGAAAAATGTAAAACTTGCAATGGCAAATAAAAAACAACAATTAAACGAATTAGGTTTAGTAGCTATTCTTGGAACAATGGCTTTATGGTATGTTATGAAAAATGTATTTGCAGCAATTGCAAATAGAATAGATGCATTTTATCATGGAAGAAATCCAAAATTACAAAAAGCTTTACAATCAATTGCAAATAATTTAGCTAAAAGTGAATCGTTGATAGATAAAATAAATAAAAAAGTAGTACAATCTGGTATCGGCCCACATGTAATAGCTGCATTAATGACTTTCCCTGAAGTAGAAAAAGAAATTGATAAATATAAAGATGATAAAGATATTAATATTGAAGAATTAAAAACAGAATTAGCAAAAGTTTATACAAAAGGAATGGAAGATGAGGCTGACGAAAGAGGAATTACAGCAGATATGGATAAAAAATTACAAGGAATTAAATGGATGAGAGAGTGGATTAATTCAAAATCCAAAACAAAATTAAATTAAAAATGGAACAATTAGCATCATTATTTTTTCATAGTAGAACACAAGCACATGTGTTTCATTTAGGAGTTAAAGGACCTGGTTCATTTGCAGCACATAAAGCATTAAATGAATACTATGATGGGATTGTAGATTTGATTGATGGTTTAGTTGAATCATATCAAGGAAAATATGGTTTAATTAAATTTCAACCAGTAAATGGTTTAGATACCAATTGTGATATCAAAAACATTATTTCATATTTTGAAAAATTATGTGTAGCATTGGAAAAAATGAGACAAGATTCAAAATTAAAAGATAGTTGGATTCAAAATCAAATAGACAATATTTCGGAATTATTATATTCTACAAAATATAAATTGGTTAATTTACAATAATAGGATGTTAATAGTTAGTGTTAAGGGTGGAAATATAGAGTGGGCATTGAAAGATTACAAAA